GTGCATAATTGTTTGAAAGAGCGTATGGAAGTAGAGGAAAATTACGAACAAAAACCTCAAAACCTATGTAAATGGTGTTCATTTCACACATCTAACGGTGGAAACTGCGATGCAGAGATACCAAAATGGAAACCTAAGTTCAGTAGTAAGAAAAAATACGACAAGGATACGTTTAAAAACGCCACATTGAGTGATGACACTATACAGTTAGCGTTAGATACACAAGAAGGAGAAGGAGATACTAATACAGTTTGGGATGATTGATACGCCAGAAGTATATGCAGCCGCAGCAATGTTAGGAATAACTATGTTATCCGCATTGTTTTGGTTCATATTAAGATATGCAGAGTGATGTATTCTGGGTTGATGAACCCTATATGCTAAGTTTAGGAGTGCAAATAAAGATATACGCACTCCAAGTAACCCTATATGTAGCGAAAGCTTTATATAGGTGGGTTACCTAAAATAATCTACCATGGCGCGCGATGACTATGGGGCCATAAATGTCATATCTGCTGAAGAAAGAGAAGCTTTAGGTCTGACAGGTCCCAGAAAACCTGATGAAGAAGAGGGATTATTTGAAACTATAGGTAAAGCTGGTGATAAACTAGGTGAAACACAGTTTGGTAAGAAGTTAGGTTCGATACTTACCGTATTAATCCTTGCTTTTTTTGGTGGTGGAGGAGATTTAAGTGCTATTGAAGACATTTTCGGAGGAGAAGATGACAGTAAGCCAAGGGGTGGATGTACTGACCCAACAGCCGTTAATTACAAACATGATGCGGATTTTGATAATGGCAGTTGTGTATTCCCTCCTCCTGTTATTTATGGATGTACTAACCCCGAAGCTGATAATTATAACTCACAAGCTACTCATGATAATGGTAGGTGTCAGTTTTTGGGTGGACCAGTAGATAATGAAACAGGAAATCAAACAAATGAAGATAATACTATTTATGGTTGTATGGATATAGACGCATCAAATTACAACGAAAGGGCAGAGGAAGATGATGGAAGCTGTGAATATGAAGAATATGACTGTACAGCGAATGAAACTTATTTTTATGATGGTTTAGAGTATGGTAATTACTCT